GATGCAAAGGCTTGCTAGAAGAGAGTGGGGAATAGATTTAATAGATGAGTTACAGAATAACAATATAAGAAAATTAATGGGAGACTCATCTGAGTTTAAGCCTAAAGGTAAATTATCTTTTGCTGAAATGATGGAGCAAAGTACTAGAAAAGCTTTAGACATAACTTATGCTAAAGAACCTGAAACTGCAGTATTTAAAAGTGCCTCAAGATTTATTGTCAATAACGGTTTAACTGTTGTAATTCCTTTTCCTAGATTTATGTTTACTACTATGGAGTTAATGGGTAATTACGCAGCAGGTGGGCTTATACCTTTAACAAGATTTGTGTCTAGGCAGGTATCTGGAGTAAAAAGAAAAAGTGATTTAGATAATCTATCAGGAAAAGATTTTTCTATAAAGTATGGAATAAGCAAAAAACAAGCAAAGAAGATGGAAAATAAATCTGTGTTTGCAGACGAAGTAACTGGACAGTTAGATAGACAGAGAATTACAAGAAACCTTCAGGGTGTTTCAGTCGCTATGGCAGCTTACATGTATAGGTCTGCCGAAGACGCACCTGCTAATTCATATGAAATGTATATAGGGGATGATGCTGTAATAGACGTTTCTGCCCAGTGGCCTATGAGGCAATTTTTGTGGGTTGGTGAAATGATAAAAAAACTAAAAGAGGGTACTTATTATACTGATATAAAAGATGATCCTGTTGCGTGGTCATCAGAGGCTAGTAAAACATTTTTAGGTGCTAATTTTAGAACAGGCCAAGGGGCTATGTTGTTAGATGAAATACATGAATTACTTGGCGGTGGAGGTTCTGACCTAGCACAAAACGAAGCAACAGGTAGAATGCTAGGACGTGCTGTAGGAAATTATTTAAGTTCTTGGGCTGTTCCTGCGGCTCAGTTAATTGATGCTCAAAGAGTTATAGGAGAACGTACAGTAAAGTTTAAAGACCATTCAAAAGACCCAACGTTTGATTTTACATCTACCTTTATGAATGAAGTATTTAAACCTTTTTCAAGATTCGGTGATACTAGAAAAGAAAAACAAATGCCAGATTCTTCGTACCTTTTCTCTAAAGATAAGGAAAGAATTTCCCCAATAAGTAAGTTGTTTTTAGGTTTAAATATGTATACAAGAGATGAGCCTTGGGCTGAGTATACTAAAAGTTTAGGAATAAAAGAATGGAAAATAGATAGCTCATCAAAAGTTCCTTCAGTAAAAAGAGTAGAAAACAGACTTTTAGAGGAACATTTTCCTAGTATTGTAAATGTAGCAAAGCGTAATGAAGAGACACTTAAAGAATTTTATAGAGAGTCTAATCAAGAAACCAAGGACGCAGAAACTGAAAAAAATTACATCAAAAGAAACTCAAGACTGCTTATAGAGAAGCAAATATCTAAACTAAAACAACAAGTAAAAGATGGTATATTCAGTGAAAGTAGTGGTTACGTAAGAGCGCAAGTAGAATACAGAAAGTTAGATAAAGACCAAAAGGACGAAGCTTACTTTATGTTTATAAAATATAATGTAGATGAGTACGGTAGAGGCATACTTCCTGACATGACTAATGAAGATCACTTAAGGCAATTAAAAGTGTTAGGTGATATGGTTAAAAACAGATATGACTAAACAAAAGGGGGCGTTAAGCCCCCTAAGTGTTTCTACCTGTTGTCTCCACTGCCATTCATCTTACCTCTATCATACCTGTCCTGTAACTTCTTTTCGTTAAGACTTGCTATCATACCTAGTGATACATTAAGATCTGTTGCAAGTGCAGCACAGTACCACAACACATCCCCTATCTCACTAGCGATCTGTTCTTTCCAGTTATCTGGCTGGTTCTCTACACCGTCACGCATAACCTTCTTAACTTTGTTAGCTACCTCACCTGCCTCTCCTGCTAGTCCTAGCGCAGGATAAAGTATCTTATGTTCTGGTGGATAGATAGCAGTCCTAGTTGCTGATCTTTGATATGTATTAAAATCAGACATACTGTACTTCTCCTTTAGCCATTGGTCTACTTCCTTTTTTAGTTGCTTCATACTTAGTTACTCGCTTTAGATTCTCACACCATGCTTTATTAAATCCTCTGTTCCATTCTCTGTGCTGCATAGTATCCTTATGGAATGGATTACCTACACGACCACGTTTAAAGTCTTCATAGCCTCGCTGAAATTGAACCTTCAGTGGGGCATCATATTTTCCAAGACCTCGTTCTGCTCTCGTTAGATTTCTCTGCATGGACTATCTCCTTATGTTTTAGATTTAGTTTTAGTTTTAGCATCTGCTTTTGGTTCGTCTTGAGGTAGTAAGTTTTTTAACTCCTGTAACTTACCTGAGTGTACTGCTTGCACACACTGTTGTATGTGTTGCAGTAAAGGTAACGCATTGTCACCTGTTCTTACGACTCCAAGAACACCTATGAGTTCAGCGTTCTTTTCATCATTCTCATCTACTTCGTAGCTTTTACCATCTATATTAATATTCATTTATACTTCTCCTCTAGGCACTGATGTCTACCATTTCACAGACTTCGCCAGTGCATGCGAATGTCTGAGATGATTTAGTTGTGTCTTCAGCTTCAAAGTCAGATAGCTTAGACCAGTCTATTTTACTAGGCATAATACTCTTTAATAACTTATATTCATGCTTAGTGCAATCCTGATATGGTGCTTGTTGATAAGTATGATCAGAGTGTGGTAAAAATGACACACCACTCATCTCATCAAAGTTCTTGTATACAAATGCACCTACTTCCATCCACTCATTGTCTCTAACCGTTATTGTAACAGAAGGTTTATGCTCTGTCCAGTGTCTTTGATACACGAGCCACATATCTAGTTGTTCTATAGCTGTCATGTCATTACGTGTAACAGACTTGGGTGGTGCTGCAACAGGAAAGCTGAACACTGTAGTTGTGTCAGGCTTCATGACACACGGCTCTGATGGTATGCCCTGATCTTGCATAAACTGTGTAAGAGGGTCTTTGTTATCTCCACGTACAGTTCGTATGTAATGCAGTGCGTGTCTTGCATGTATACCTGATGCAGAGTCTACTAACTGTGACACAGTGCCTGATGGCTTACAGCATGTAACAGCAGTACTCTGTTCAATGCCCAGTCGCTTAGACCATACAGAGTTTACGTATACGGCATGTTGTTTAAGGCTTTCTAAGTCTCTAGCTAAGTTTTTATTTGCTGATGTCATAATAGGATTGTCCATTACGCCTGTCAGACTTACACCCAGCAACCTTTCCTCTTCAGTGTTACGCTGCCATATCTTACGTAGATAGGGAAACTTAGTGTATGTAGACTGTATTGTACCCAGTATCGTAGCAGACTCAACTTTATTCTTAATGTCTTTCAGTGTATCAGTTGCACGTACAACGACCTCTGTTAGATTACAGAACTGATACGGCCTCAAGCTGATCTCACTGCAAGGGTTAGTGCCGAACTCGTGGTTTGAATCACGTCTACCGCTACGATCTGCAAGTACCTTACATGCCTGTCTATTAAAGACTCCACGTTCACCTGACTTACTCTCTACTAGTGCAAGCCACTCACGCATGAATGTCTCTGAGTCTGGTTTTTCTGTATAACAGACAGAGTTATTAGCTAATGCTCTATGTCCTGCTGTCTCCCACCAGTTACCAGACTTAGCGTGACGCATTCTACCATCTGATAGGTTGGACAGTGAGATCATAGCTGACCTACGCACACCACCTACAACAACTATCTGTCCTATGTAGCACATCAAGTCGTGGCATTCTATTGATGACAACCTTCTACCCGATGCAGATCTAAATGTATTTACAGAGAAGTTAAACAGGTCTATCAGTGGTGCAGGGCCAGATGCTCTACCGCCAAATGTCTTCAGCCTAGCTCCTGCTGGTCTGATCTGACTGACATCCCACTTAGGTATCTCTCCTGCCCAGAGTAGAGCAAGTACCTGTCTCAATCCTTTTGCCCAACCTTCCTTGCTGTCCTTTACAACTACTGTAGTCTCACTCTCTGATAGCTCTGGTACTTCAGGTAGATTTTGTATGTACTGACGTTCAACACTGAAGCCTACACCTGTACCGCATAACAGTATGTACATAGCTTCGTCAAATGCTTTAGGGTCATCTACTGGCAGGTAGCTACAGTTGTAGCCTGCTGTGTTGTCACGATTTAATGCAGCACCTGCTGTCATTAAGGCTCTCATGCTTGGCATAACACTAAGATTAAGTATGCTATCTTCTATAATTTTGTATTCAGATTTAGTTATTACTATAGGCTTTACAATATTTTCCATGTATCTATGTACTGTCTCAGGCCATGTCTCTCTTCTGTTCTCGTCTTCTAACCAACGAGCATACCGTGAGGTATGAATAAATGCTTGGTAGTCTGTAGGTAGGTAGTTATTGCTCATTTGATTACTCCGATATTATTCTAATGTGTTTAATGTCCATGCCATCAATATCATAGACAAACTCATGTATAGCTTCATTTATCTCTTCTTCTATCTTACCGTCTGCTGGCATTAGATATTCCTCTTCATCAATGTCAAGAGTTATTAATAATTTAATTACCATCAGTTATCTCTGCTTCTATTAATCTATCTAAGTACCAACGTGCTTTGTTTAAGTCTTCTACACCGTTCTTATACTTATGTCTCCAGATATACTTCAGTATATTACCTTGCAAGTATTCTTTAAACCCAACACCCAATGCAGCACGTATGGCGTCAATACATTCTATGTCGTGATCCTGATTGTAATGCTCTGGTTTTTGTACTACATCATATTCTTTTTTACTGCTTTTCATGGATTCTCCTCACGTTTAAAGTCTACATTTATAACATTTCCAGTTGTATTGTCAATAGATTTTTTTATTATGTCTTTCTTTTCTTTTTCCATATCTTCTTCTATCATACTCTCTACATAGTTACAGAGCGTATCCCTAAACTCTTCATTCATTTCCATAACAGGTAGCGATGAACATATAAGAGAAGTTACCTGCATAAGGTTTATATAGTCGTTCTTTGCCATGGTGTGTTTATTATCTGTAATAACTTCCATATCAATGTAGCCACTCCACCTGTTGTCCTCAGTAAATTCAGGTTTCATTCTTATTATAATATCGTTTACACCAAACTTAGTTACTTCTATTGTCATTTTCTTATAATCTTTTTATATGGTAGATGTATTAAATCTTTATGTTTGTTCTTACCTTTCTCTTCCAACCACTCTAACGGCACTATACGGTCATAGTATAAAAACTTGTTCTTGTCACACCAGCCTTGATACGTAGTCTTTGCACCCTTATTTAATTT